GAGGGAGTCAGCGCCGACAATCTCGCCGAGGAGATCGAACTCCCGCAGCCCGCCCCGGCCGCCGAGCCCGATGCACAGCCTGTGGACAGCGCTGGGGATAACGAGCTGGGCTTCCCGGCCGAGGGTGCCGAGGAGCCCGACGACAGCACGGTGATGATCAGCGATGACCCGGCCATGCCGACCATCGCGCCGTTCGACTACTGGCGCGGCCTGCCCCCGGTGGAGTACGCGGTGGAGGGCCTGATCGAGCACCAGGCGCTGACCTCGATCATCGGCCCGCCCGGTATCGGAAAGTCCACTGTCGCCATCGACCTGGCGTGCTCGATGGTCACCGGCACCCGCTGGCAGGGCCGCAAGGTCGTACGCCAGCGCGTGCTCTACCTGCCCGGTGAGGGCCTGGCCGGTGCCGCCGAGCGCATCAAGGCGTGGGAGCTGGCGCACGGCAAGAACGTCGGCCAGGACTTGTTGATGGGCAACGCCATCATCCAGCTGTCGGCCAAGAAGGAGGCGTGGGAGCGCCTGGCCGCCTACGTCCTGCGGCACCGGGTCGGGATGATCATCTTCGACACCTTCGCCCGCATGGCGCTCGGGCTGGAGGAGAACAGCGCGAGCGACGTGGGCAAGGCCATCACCCGGTTCGACCGGATCAGGAAGTTGACCGGTTCGGGCGTGATGGTCATCCACCACACCGCCAAGAACTCCACGGTGGGCCGTGGCAGCTCGGCGCTCAACGGCGCGCTCGACACCGAGCTGCTGGTGCTGGACGGGGCCTGGGATGCCTCGGGCGTAGACGGCCAGCCGATGGACCTCTACACCTCCAAGCAGAAGAACGCCGCGCGGCTCAAGGAACCGCTGCCGCTGCTGCTCGCGCCGATGCACGACAGCGTGGTGGTGACCGGACCGACGGGAGCCGTCGGCGACCCGATCGACACGATGGCGGCCGCGCCGTTGCGCATCCCCGAACCGATCGTGGAGACGGCCATCCGCCTGTACGAGTACGCGCTGCGCTTCCCGGTGCAGGGCTGCACGCGCGGCGAGTTCGTCGCCGGTGTGATGCCCGACGAGTACACCGTGAGCGTGTCCAACTCCGAGCAGCGCTGGAAGCGCGTCGTGGCCGAGGCCGTGGACCTGGGCCTGCGGTACGGCCTGCTGGAGACGCTGACCGGTACCGCCTCGGGCAGCCGCTACATCAAGTCGAACACCGACCCGGAGGCCGCCCGGCTGCTGGCCGCGCAGGAGGCAATGAAGGATTGACACAACACCCGTCGGGCGGGTATTGTCTGTGACATGAACAACGACACCGACACGCCCCGCCCGACGACTTGGGTGGAGAAGATCGTGGCGCTGACCCTGTACGCTTGCCTCACCGTGATGGTGATCCAGCTGGTCGCCCGCCCCACGCTCACCTGGATGTTCTGAAACGCTCCCGCTCACGCCCCGCCAACCGACAGGATCACGCCTCATGGTCCCCGCACCCCGCACGCTCCGCGACTACCAGCTCGAAGCTCACGACGCCGTTATCCGCGAATGGGCCTCCGAAACTCGCCGCACCGCTGTCGTCCTGCCGACCGGCGCAGGTAAATCTTCCGTCATCGCCAAGCTCGCGCACACCAGCGTCGGTCTCGGCATGAAGCCGCTCCTGGTCGCCCACCGGGGCGAACTCATCGACCAGCTCCAGGAGAACTGCGCAGCCGTTGACCCGAGCGCACCGCCCGTCGGCATCGTCCGCGCCGGGCGCAACGAGCCGACCGCGCCCATCGTCGCGGCCACCCTCCAGACGCTGACGGCCAAGGGCCGCATGGACGCGCTGCTGGACCGCAACGTGATCCTGTTCGATGAGGTCCACCACGCCACCGCCGAGACCTACCTGGCCGCGATGCGTGCCCTCGGCGTCGGGGAGGATGCGTTCTTCTGCGGCTTCACCGCGACCCTGCGCCGCTCCGACGGCAAGGCCCTGCGCGAGGTCATCGACACCGTGGCCTACGAGAAGGACTTGCGCTGGGCCATCGAACAGCGCCACCTCGTGAAGCCGCGCGGGCTGACCGTGAAGATTCCCGAGCTGGACCTGGACAAGGTCAAGGTGACCGCTGGCGACTTCCAGAACAACGAGCTGGCCGAGGTCATGGAGGCGGCCACCGAGACCATCGTGGACGCGATCATGCGGTTCGCCGCTGACCGCCGCCCGATCGTCTTCGCCTCCTCGGTCCTGGCCGCACAGCTGCTCGCCGAGGCGCTGACCGCGCGGGGGATGCTGGCGAACGCGGTCACCGGCGAGATGGGGCTGGAGGCCCGGCAGGTCATCTACGACGGCTACCGCTCCGGCCAGCTCCAGGCGCTGGTCACCGTCATGGTGCTCACCGAGGGCGCGGACTTCCCGATGTGCGACACGGCCGTGATCGCCCGGCCCACGCAGTCGCAGGTGCTCTACAGCCAGATGGTCGGCCGGGCGCTGCGGCTGCACCCCGGCAAGGACGACGCGCTGGTCCTGGACCTCGTGGGCACCAGCCGGGTGATGAAGCTGGTCACCCTCACCGACCTGGACGCCGGAACGCACAGCAAGACCGTGGACCCCGACGGCAACGAGCTGGAAGACGAGGACGCCGACCTTCCCGCCGAGGCCGCCGAACCGACGCCGAAGCAGATGCGCATGGGCGTGGTGGACATGGTGGAGGTGGACCTGCTCGGCTCGAACAGCACCGGGGTGCTCTGGCTCCAGACCATCTACGGCACGCCGTTCATCCCGGTGCAGGACTTGAACGTGTTCGTGTTCCTCTGGGAGACCGGCTACGACGAGCACGGCCCGCTGTACCGAGTCGGTGCCGTCACCTCGAAGGGACCGCGCACCGGGCACTGGGTGGACGAGAAGTCCTGGCCCGCCGACGTGGCCCGCGATATCGCCGAGGACTACATCATCGACCAGGGCGCGGCCTGCCCCCAGCGCAACCAGAGCTGGCACCGCACCAACCAGCCGCCCTCGGACGCGCAGCTGCGCTTCGCCCGGACGCTCGGCATCCCGGACAGCGAGCACATGACCAAGGGCCGGTTGTCCGACGAGATCAACATCAAGCTCGCCAGCTCGCGCATCGGCGCGCGCCGATGAAGATGAAGAAGTGCATCGTCATCGGATGCGATGAGATGACCGGACCGTACATGTGCGCCGACCACCGGAAGCGTTTCCGTGAGGGCGAAAGGTTCGAGACTCGCCCGAGGGACGTTTGCACGGAGGAAGGCTGCGAGGAGCCGTGTCGCTCCAAGGGCCTGTGCGGTTACCACTACGGGCAGCAGTGGCACCTCAACTCGAAGAAAAAGGAGAACACCACGATGACGAGCCTGGACCCGACCGGGACCGAGGTTCGGGTAACTGAGTTCCACAGGTACCCGTTGCCGCCCCGGCTCCCGAACCGGTACCAGCCGAAGTTCGACGGGTACGGCCGCTACAAGCTGCCCAACCCGAAGACCGGCAAGGTGCGCGGCTGGACGCGGGCAACCACCCTCGCCAAGACCCTGGACGACACCTACAACCTGGACCGCTGGAAGCGTCGCCAGCTCATCAAGGGCCTGATGCGCAACCCGCAGATGCTGGCCGAGGCCGAGGAGCTGGTCGCCAAGGAGGCCGACGGCGCGCTCAACGATCTGAGCGAGGAGGCACAGATCGCGGCGGGCAGCGCCGAGGCTCGCGAGTTCGGCGAGGCCGTCCACGCATGGCTGGAGGCAGGTGACCACTGGGCGGTGATGCCCGCGCAGGTGCCCGAGATGTATCGGCCCCATGTGGACGCCTACAACGCCCGCCTCGCCGCGCACGCGCTGTGGCCGGTGCCGCAGTACACCGAGCGCATCGTGATGAACTCCCACGCCGAGAGCGTCGGCACCATCGACCGTATCTTCCAGTGCGCCGACGGCACGCTGGTCATGGGCGATGTGAAGACCTCGAAGTCGCTGGAGTGGAGCTGGCTCACCTACGTGATCCAGCTGCTGATCTACGCCGACGCCGACCTGATGCTGTCCGAGGACGGCACCACCTGGGAGCCGATGCCGCAGGTCCGCAAGGACTTCGCCGTGCTGATGCACTGCCCGTCCGATAACGCGGGCGGCACCAGCGCGATCACCTTCGACCTGGAGTACGGCCGCACCGCGCTGGACGCCGCGCTGCTCGTGCGCCAGCTCCGGTCACAGGCGGCCAAGCAGGTACCCAACCGGCACGCTGTGCCGATCCCCGACCCGGCCGAGGCGCGGCGGCACGCCGCCATCCTCGCCATCAAGAACTCCGACAGCGTGGACGCGCTGTCGGCGGTGTGGTCGCAGTTCCGCGATATCTGGACTGACGACCTGACCACCCTGGGCGGCTTCGTCGTCCAGGCCCTTCACGCAGAGAGTGCACGCTGATGACCAACCCCTTCGCGAACGCCGCCGCTTCCCGCACCGCCACCCCGCCCACGCAGCCTCCTGCGTTCCAGGCTCCGGCGACCACCACGAAGGCCGCGCCGCCCGCCAAGGCAGCCGAGCCCGAGACCGGCGGTGTCGGCTTCGGCGACCCGTTCGCCGAACCGGCCGGACTGTCCACCGACCGGATCACCGACATGCTGGGCAGCCTGCTGCTCGTCCGGCCGACCGAGTACATCGAGGAGATGTCCACCAGCTCGGGCGACACCGACGCCGTGCGCGCCGACATCGCCATCCTGGACGAGACCGAGGAGCCCGGTCGCGTCGCCGAGGGCGTGCTCATCTTCCAGATGGCGCTCAAGCGCGACCTGCGCAAGGTGATGAAGGACGGGATGCCGTTCCTGCTGGGTCGGCTCCAGCGCGGCCAGGCCAAGGGCAACAAGTCCGCCCCGTACCTGTTCGCGCGCCCGACCGATGAGGACAAGGCACTGGCACACCAGTTCATCAAGGCTGTGCCGTCCTTCTAGGACATGACGAACGCCGGGCGAGTCGGTCTCACGACCTCGCCCGGCGTTCGCGTCTATCCACCACCGAGGGGAGAACGCCCCGGTACTCCCATCATAGGAGCGCAGCGATGCCCTATCCCACCATCGTCGGAATCGACCCGAGCCTGAGCGAAACCGGCTTCGTCCGCATCGACGGCAACCGAGACCACGGCCAGATCATCCCGAGCGCACCGGCCGGTGACGCCTGGGCCGCCCGCTACGCGCGGCTGTCGGGGATCGCCGCGACCCTCGTAGACCTCACCCCGCCCGGCTCCCTGGTCGTCATCGAGGCACCCGCCTACAGCCGCGTGCAGGGCCACGTGCACGACCGGTCCGGTCTGTGGTGGACCATCTACCACGCGCTGGTGATGCAGCGCCAGGCGGTGATGTATCCGGTCACCGTTCAGCACCGGATGCGCTACGCCACGGGCAAGGGCACGGCCAAGAAGGACGAGGTGCTGGCCGCTGCCATCTGGCGGTACCACTGGGCCGACATCCGCAACAACAACATCGCCGACGCCTACCTGCTCGCCGACATCGGCGCGCGGCTCGACGGGCACAGCCTGGTGCCCTCGGTGCCGAAGGCGTGCTGGCCGCTGCCGAAGCTGGACCCGTTTCCGGCCGCGCCCGAGGCATCCCCCTTCGCGGACCGGCCCTACGTGTGAACCGGAGTGACCTCGTAGTCCGGGCCGTCCTTGGGCTTCATGCCGAGGGTGCCGTCCGGGCTCCAGGTGATGTAGCCGTTCTCGAACTCCTGGACCCGGCCACCCTCGATATCGCGCTCGTTGGACACCGGCCAGCCCCACCTGCCGCTCTCAAAGCCGTCTCGCTTCCAGCGCTCGCCGATGGCCCCGGTGACGTAGTAGCCCTGCTCGCCGTAGCGCCGGTAGAGCACGCCGCGCTCGAACGCCTGCACGTCGCCGATCTTCATGCTGTCGTGGACGGGCAGCACGGTGTGGTCGGCGATGGGGTAGCCCAGCGGCCCGGCCTCGAATCCGTAGCTGGCCCAGGCCTCGAAGATATGGGTCGGTACGCCGTGCGCGCCGGTGGCCGGGTGCCAGTAGATGTAGCCGTGCTCAAACTTGGCCCACCGGCCGAGGCCGTCGGGGCAGGTCTCCTCGCCGACAGTGATCCGCTTGCCGATCCAGACCGCTGCCTTGGCGGCTTCGCGGTTGATTTCGTTGACCGGGGGCGGGGGCGGCGCCGGCCGCAGGAGTCCGCTGATCTTGTCGGCCACATAGTCGAAGGGGAACTCCGCGCCGCAGTCGGTGTGGGTGCCCATCCCGAGGCCGAAGGTGATGCCGCTGTGGTCGATCACCCCGGCGCGGCCCGCGCCGATGGCCTTGTAGTCCTTGCCGATCACCACCGGGTCCAGCGGGTTGTACTTGTTGGCGTCGGAGATGATCACCTTCGCCGCCAGGTCCAGCTCGTCGGACCGGCGCAACCAGTCCGCGCGCTTGAACGCGGCGCGGCTACCGGCGAAGCACCAGTTGATGCACCGGGGGTTGGCGTCCAGCACCGACCAGCTGGCGTAGTCGGTGTCCACGCTGTGGATCAGCGTGTTCGGGTCGGACACGTAGTGGTAGCTCACCCCCGCGCCGCGCATCCAGTCATGCAGTTGCTGAGCTGTGCTGTTGCCTTCCTCGGTGTGGAACACCCACCAGCGCACGGAGGCCCCGTATCGCGGGCTTCGGTTGCCCTGGTCCGAGAGGTCAATCTCACGAATCGCCATAACGCCACGGTACGAGGGTGTGGTGCACCCTTGACACAACACCCGCACACACGGGTATATTCAACAGCATCGGCGGGACGGACCCGCCGCTGAACGGAAGGAAATCCGATGAGGCTCCCCTCGCTCCGGGACGTGCTCGACACCCTGGACGACCCCGAATCCGACTGGTACGCCGACCCGGCCATCGGCCAGCACACGCCCGAGTACCTGGCCTACTTCGAGGCCGTGCGCGTGTGGATGGTCTACGAGGCGATGGCCTTGCACTGGGACGCCGAGTCCGTCCAGCGCACGCTCACCGAGCAGGAGGCCGACGCCTACCGCAACGTGGCCGAGCACGCCGACGGAGCGCGCCGGAAGGCTGGCCTGCTCCATTGGCCGGTCATCCAGCAGATGGCCCGCGTCGGACAGTGGAGGTCGTTCTGATGCTGTGCACCTGCGGCGGCACCGCGCCCGGCTACCCCCAGCACGAGCCGTCCTGCGGGACGGACCCGGCCGACCTGTGGGACTGGGACAGCTACGACGAGCAGTTCGAGACCTACCTCGCCGACCCGGCGAACGACCCTGGAGAGGATGCAGCATGAAGACCTTGAACGACTGGCACCGGAAGTACCGTTCGTTCACCGTGCGGGTGGCCGAGAACATCGGCCCGCGCACCGACGAGGACGGATGGGAGCACTACGCCTACAAGCTGGAGGTCACCTTCCGTCGCCGCAAGATGACAATGGACTGGAAGCACGGCCTGGGCGTGACCGACTATCCCGAGGACGTGCCGACCCACATCCTGGACGCGATGGTCTCGGACTACTGGACCTGGAAGAACGCCAACGGATACGAGGACTACTGCTCGGAGTTCGGGCTGGAGGGTAGCCGCGAGGACTACCGCAGCTGGGAGCAGCTGGGCCGGTTCGCCGAGGATGTCGAGGACTTGCTCGGCGCGGTGCTGTTGGAAGACCTGCGGGACAACTACGAGAGGCTTTGACACAACGCCCGGCCCACGGGTATTGTAGTTCTCGTGAGCGGGACGGACCCGCTTCTGACGGAAGGAACCGACATGACCAGCAACAACCCCTTCGCTGCCGCCCTCGCCGACGCCGCCCGTGAGGGCTACCTGGTCCAGCGCCGCGAGCGCCGGGACGACATGCGGGCCTACGCCCGCAAGCCGGACATGCAGTTCGCCGCGCCGGTGGCCGAGGGTGCCAGCGACCGCCAGCTCGACTACATCGCCGACCTGATGGCGAACCGCGACTTCACCGCTGAGACCCGGCCGAAGTACCTGGGCCGCGTCGCCGAGCTGGCCGACGCCAACGTGCGGGCGCAGCTGAGCCGTCAGGCGGCCAGCGCGTTCATCGAGTACCTGCTCTCGCTGCCCAAGATCACCCGCACGGCCCTGTCGGCCGCGCCGGTGCCGGTGGGCCGGTACGCGGTGGAGGTCGGCGACACGCTGGCCTTCGTCCAGGTGGATCGCCCGGAGGAGGGCCGCTGGGCCGGGTACACCTTCGTCACCCGCCAGATCGCCGACGAGTTCGTGCGCGTCTCGCGCCAGCAGGCGACGGTCATCCTGAACGCCATCGCGGCGGCTGGCCCGGCCGAAGCCTCGAAGCGGTATGGCCGCGAGATTGGCGAGTGCGGTGTGTGCCACCGGACGCTGACCAGCGAGGATTCGCGTGCGGCGGGCATCGGACCGGTGTGCGCAGCCAAGTCCGGCTGGTAGCCCTCGCCCTCGGTGCCCGGTCGGACCACGACCGGGCACCACTGTTTTCAACACCCGCGTATGCGGGTATTCTGACCTGGAGGATATGACGATGGACGAGACGAGGACCGGATACGACTGGGGCCAGACGGCCCGCCTGCGGGCGCGTCGGGACTGGCTCGGGCTCTCGGCCCAGGAGATGGCCGAGCAGATGAGCAAGGCCGCTGGCCGCCCGCTGTCGCGGCGCAGCTACCAGCGCATGGAGAGCGGCGAGAACGCGATCCACGAGAGCATCTGGGAGACCATTGAGCAGGTGGAAGCGGCGATGATCACCGCCGTGGAGGCGCTGCTCAGCCGGGTGCCCGAGGGTGCCACCGAGCACGTTGTCCACGTTCCCGACGAGGCCAGCGGCTGGCACAGGCAGGTGATCGCCCGCGCCGCACACGTCGATCCTCGCATCCGCCCGAAGACCAACGACGACATTCTCGCCGAACAGGAGATGACAGGATGATCCGCTACCTGAGCCGGGCCGAATTCGCTACCCGCATCGGCGTGAAGCCTGACTCGCTCAACCACTACCCGCTGCCCGAACCGGACGCGCTGATCGGCGAACGGAAGGGCTGGCTGCCCGCGACCATCGACGCCTGGAACCGGCGTCGGCCCGGTCGCGGGCGGTGGGGTGCCCGCACCAACGTGTGACCGGTGCGGGCATCACGCGCGCAGATCGAAGGCGCGCACCGCGCTGTGCGCCGGGGAGTAGAACGCCTGCTGGAACAGCGGGAAGTTGCCCTCGGCCTGGATGAACCACCGGCGTCGGGTCCGGTCTCCGGCCGGAACCACGCCGGTGGTGTCGTTCCAGCCGATGGTCGGAGAGCCGTTCACGTACGCCTGGAAGGTGCTCTGCGTCGCCGAATACATCCGGCGCTCCAGTCGGATCACCGCGCCGGTGGGCACGTTGGTTGCCGACACCGAGCGCTGCGTCTGGCCGGTTTGGCCGGAGCAGTTACCCGGCGCGGCGATGGAGTTGGCGACGTAGGTGTTGATGGTCTGCCCGTTGCCGGTGGTGATCACGTAATAGACCAGGATCATGCCGGTGCCTGGACCGTTGTCGAACATCGCGCCGCCGACGCACGAGCAGTTGTTCGTCGCCGCGCCGCCCACCGGCGCGATGAGCTGCGACTCGATGATCCAGTTGTCGGTGAGCAGACGGCCGCCGTTGTACCCCGAGACCGGTACGTAGGTCTCCCAGGCTCCCTGGCGGCCGGTGTTCGCGCCGGGGGTGCGCAGCTGTGCCCGGTTGGTCACCAGCTTCATGTTGGAGAACTCGGGCCGCCAGTCCGGGCCGATGTCGCTGGCGTTGTCCGCGCCGACGAAGTTCGCCTGGAAGTCCATCAGCGCCGGTGGCTGCGGTGCGATGATCATCGGCGCTCCAGCAGGACTTCCGCCTTGAGCTGCGCGCCCGGCGTGGTGTTGGCCGCCGTCATGTAGCACCACAGCATGTCGTCGGCGTCCAGCGCCACCGGCGAGCCCAGCGTGGTGAAGCTCGGCGCGGTGCTCGGCGTCGCCGAGGTGCCCGCGATGGTGTCGCCTCCGGCCACGCCGTTGAGGCGCAGCTCAGCGGTGATGGAGCCGCCGCTGCCCGCCGACGCGATCCGGTACCGCACCGCCAGCAGGTTGTAGTCCACGGGCAGCCAGATGCCCATATCCTGTTGGCCGACGCCGACCGCGTGCAGCGTGAAGGTCTGCCACCACTGGAGACCTTCGCGCAGTCCGATGAGCGTCCGGCCGGAGATATTGAGGTCGCTCCCGACCGGGATCGCCGTCATGCGATCCGCTCCACGTACACGCGGTGGCTGTTGCTGCCCCAGGTCTCGTCGGGCTCCAGCGAGACCGTGTTGCCGTCGGTGGGCCGCCAGCTGACCAGCTTCACGTACCCGCCCGCCAGCTCCCGCACGGTCACGTCCACGTCGGTCGATCCGAGGTTGTGGGTGACCGCGTACGGTCCAACGCTGCCGGTGCCGACGTTGGCCGCGTAGCTGGTCGCGTTCGACGGCCCGCCGCCCGTGCCCCGGATGACGAACACCGCCGTGTCGGTGCCGAGGGTGAAGGTGTCGTTGGTCATCACCGCGAACAGATCGGCGTTGGTGCCGCGCTCCACGAGCCAGAACGAGCCCACCAGCACGTCCGGCGCAGTGTCATCGAAGTTGCCCGGCCGGGTCATCGCCGAGCCGGAGCCGTTGAAGGTCCACGGCCCGTTCTCGGTGCCGTCGGTCTGGTCGGTCAGGATGACCACCTCGCCGGAGGCCACGGTCTCTCCGTCGAACGTGGAGGTGCCGGGGTTGGACACGTCCACGTCGGCGTCGTGGGTGACCGCGACCGAGCCCTTGAAGGTCAGCCCGCCGACAGCAGCAGCCAGCATCGCCTCGGCCTGGCCGAGCGGCAGGGCATCGTTCGGGTTCACCGCCGCGCCCAGGTTCTCGATGACCTGACCGTTGAGGTCCACCGCCGAGGTTGGCGCGGCCATCTGGTCGAGTCGGTTGGCCTGTACCGCCGCGTCGAAGTTGGAGATGGTGCTGGCGAGCTGCGTGCCGGTGTGGTTGGCGCGGTTACGGTCGGCCGTGGCGTTGGCGTCGAGCTGAGACCGATTCACGCCGTCGGCGGGATCGGTGCCATCGTCCAGGTTGACGACCTTGTGACCGTTGAGGTCTGCGTCGTTGGCGAACAGGATGGGCATGTCGGGCTCCTAGATGTGGACGAGAGCGATGCCGGTCTGCGGGCCGTCGAACCAGAGCCGGACCTGGTTGTTGTTGAGCGGTTCGATCTGGACGTTGGTCCACTGCGTGGAGTAGTCCAGGGACCACACGGTCACGTCCACCGGGCGCAGCCCGAGGCTGTGGGTGATGGTCCACGACGACGAGGGGATCGACTGCGTATGCACGTAATTGCCGCCCTCGCCACCGCCCGACCCTGGCGGGCCGGGCGGTCCGGGGACAGCGACCGCTACCTGCTCGCAGTCGCAGCAGCCGAGTTTCAGCACGACCCGATCCTCCCCTCCCGCCAAATCCACCAGCCGTCTTCGGTGCCGGTGTAGTTGATTTCGATGCGCGCCAGCGCACCGCGCGGGACCAGCTCGGTCTCGGCCGGGGTCATGTGGAAGCGCAGCCAGGAGTCGTCCACTGTGCCGTCGATGATCAGCTCGGTGCCGGTGCCCCACGAGAACCACAGCCGCGCCGAGGTGCCGGGCGGCCAGTCCTGGGGCAGCCCGGTTGTCCTGTCGCGCAGCTGCACCGACCCGTCGAACATCCGGGCCGGTTGCAGGCACAGCGACAGCTCACCGGGGCAGTCTCCCAGGTGAACGGTGCCGCAGGTGCACGGCTTGATCGGCGCGGTCATGAGCACGACGCTACGGTGTGGCCGTGCAGGCTACCGCAGGTCGCCGAGCGCGCCTCCGAACGCATCGAACGCGGCGAGCTGGTCTTCCTCCTCGAATCCCTGCGGCTTCTGGCCGACCTCGGGCTTGTAGGTCTGGAACAGCCAGCGCTCCAGCGCGTCACCGCCTTCGTTGGCCTTGCCCTCCATGATGACGTTCTCGGTGATGTCGAGCAGGGCGTGGATATCGGGGAGCTGCCGGAGGGGATCGGCCATCCCAGCCAGCATCAACTTGGCGCGGATGCTTCGCCAGTGGTACGCCGCCGTCACCGCCAATGTGACGACGGCCTGATAGGGCGCGCTGTGCCGAGCGTCATGATCGACTTCATCAGCGTGGCGAGGTCGTCCTTGGTGAACCGGTCCTCGGGGTCCATCATCCGAAACACCACCCGCTCGAAGTCCTCGGGGTGGGTGTGATTTCCGACGAAATGCTGTGTCATGTCGTTCTTGAGCCGTACACCCTTGACGTGGGGGCTCACCGCCGTGGTGAAGGCGTGAAGTGCCTCTGGCCTGGGCGTTCGTACCCTGTAGACCTCCCCCGCGACCTCCAGCGAATGGGGGTAAGAACACCCGCCGGTGCTGGTGTCCAGGGGTGCCGTCGTTACCAATTCGATATCTGAAACCTGCGCGCCCAGATCGTCGTAGCCGGGCGGTGGCTGGTACGGCGAGCTGAACTTCGGTCCTTGCGATTGCGCCGCGCCGGGCGTGCCTGCCCGGCGTCCGGCTACTTGAGGTCGGCGTCGGCCGCCTCGTCCACGTCGTGAGGCCATGACCCCACGGTATCCCTACAGCAGCGGATAGGCGTAGAGGTCGATCTGCGTCGCGCCGGAGGTGAAGCCTGCCTCCAGTTCGCTGGACCCGCCCGCGATGGCGACCGACTCCCAGTTCTCCGAGACGAAGCTGACCGCCGCCGCGACCTTGACGGTCTCGCCGGGGTCCACGGTGTTGGTGTCGCCGATCAGCGAGGTGCGCTCGCCGATGCGGTGCTCCACGACCATGAACCGGGGGTTGGTGAACAACTCCAGCCCTCGGTAGGCACCACAGCCGAACCGGGTGAGCAGCGTGGACGGCGACGGATCACCGACGCCGACGCCGACGGCCTGGCCGAAGGACACCTGGAGGTAGGCGCGGCTCCGGGCCATCAGCACCACGCGAGAGCCGCCGCGCGTGAGCAGCCCGTAGACGTTCTGCGGCACCGGCGAGTTGTTGGTCCACTGCGCCTGGAGGCTGTGGATGGAGATGTTCTTGGCCGTGCCGTCGGCCGCCGCCAGGGTCTGGGTCTCGTCGGGGGCCAGCGCGGTGGCGACGTGCCGCCACTGCATGTGCTCCAGCGGGCGGACGTGCGTGCCGTCCACCATCTCGAACTCGTCTTCGTTGATGCAGGGGAAGGTCATCAGATACTCCCGTTCAGCCACGGCGCGGCCCACAGCCGCAGGCGGCACCAGCGCGCGTTCATCTCGTGCCGAGGGCTGGTGCCCGCGCGCCACTCGCCGGGCGTGGAGAACAGCGCTCGGTACCGGAAATGCACGGTGTCGCCGGGGTCGATCGCGCCGATTTCAACGTAGCTCACCCAGTCCGGGTGGTCACGGAACAGACGGCCGAAGGCCACCGTCGCGCCGGAGGCGCGCGTGATCTTCACCCGGCCACCGAAGCCGTTGTTCGCGCCGACCGGGGCCGGGGCCGACGGGCTCGGCCCGACCGCGAAGCTCCACGCATCGTCCACCACGAGGGTGTTCGGGTTGGACGAGACCAGGAGCCGGCTGGCCCGGTGCACGCTCATCTGCAAGTGCTGCGGGTCGCCGGAGTTGTTGGTCCACAGCAGGTCGGTGTCGATGAAGGGCAGCGCGTCCGGCGCGCGGTCCACGCCGCCGTCACGGCCCGAGGTCGCCATGCGCTCGGCGACCATCCGGGGCAGGAAACTTTCGGCGTAGCCGGTGCCCCGGTTGGTCGAGAGCATGAACTCAGCCGTGCACACTCGAAGGCTCATCCCATCACCGCCTGGTCTTGAGTAGGAAATGCCATCAGCTGAATGCGGGCATTACGCACGGTCGCCGAATGCTCGGGGTCGTTCTCATTTGCATTGTTCGACCAGGGCGGTGGCGTCCACAGATAGCAGCGGTACCAGAACTTGAAGTCCTCGCCGGGCGGGACCGGCCCGAACCAGTCCTCGCTCATGCAAGCGTCCTCCCACATCCACAGCTTTCCCGCGAGAGGCTGCGTCACTGTGTTGGAGGAGAAGTCCACGCCGCCGCCCGTAGCGCCCTGGTACTGGTTCGAGGTGTCGGGCACGCGCGGCGTATCCGCACCGATGGCGGTGGTGAACCGGTCCCTGATCTGGACCACGTTCGGGTTGCTGACCACGTAGTTGCGGTAGGCCCGGTACACGCGCAGGAGGACCATCGCGTCCAGTGGTGAGTTGTTCGTCCAGGTCTGGATGCCGGAGTCGATCATCAGCTTGCCGGGCAGGGTGGTTTGCTGTCCGAACGTACCGTCGCCAGTGGAGACGAAGGTGTCATCGAAAACGTGCCGGGGGACCGACCACGGCTGCGCGGTCAGCTCTCCACCGGGGAAGTCGAAATTGCGGCTCACGCACACTTCGGCCATCGAACTATCCAATCGGCAGACGGGTCAAGGACAGGGACGTGAATACCGAAGGGTCCGCACTGGACGCGCCGAAATCCATTGTGCCCGAACCGGAGACATATGCCTGGCAAGTCACAATCGAGCCCGCATTCAAATTGAATGTCTCGGTCATATAGAACGAGCAGAACCAGGAATCCGACGGGTTGACTTCCTGTGCCATCTTCGCCACGCCATCAAGCGTGAGAATGGCCTTATTCACCACGTCCGACGAATTGAGGAATGCCAGGTGGTAGCAGACCAGATAGGTGCCGTCCTGCGGAATAGCGACCGAGCTGGAATTGGCGGTGAATCCCCATTCCGGGGTCTGCGCGGTGATGGTGTCCCAGATGACATCGACCGGCGTACCGCGCGGCCCCTGCTGGTTGGTCTGGCGCTCCACCTTGATGTAGGGCAGGCCCGAGGAGGTCACGGTGTCGGCGTCCTCGCCCGCGACCGGAGGGTTGGCGAGCGTCACCGCCCCGCCGTTGACGTTGGACGCGATCAGGTCGCCGGAGTCCGGGTCGGTGGACAGCACCCACGCGCCGATGCGCGCCGACGCCGGGTGCTCCACTTGGTCGAGTCGCTTCTGCGTGTTGCGCGCCCACTCTGCATTGTTCTTCGGGGGTTTCACCTTCGCTGTGCCCGTCACCGCTACCCGCCTCCTTGGACTAGCTCGGCCAGTTCTCCTTGGCCTTGCACTGCCACGAGCGTAACTTGCGTGTCGAAGGTGCCGGGGGTAGCGCTGACCTGGACCTGATCGACTTTCATCAGGTTTGCGATGCCGTTGGCCGAGACCTTGATGACCTTGCCGGGCACCAGGTCATCCAGGCGGACATCGGCCTCGGGGTGCAGCGAGGCACCGCTCGGCACCACGAGCACATCGCGGATCGCGGCGACTTCCTGGGCGTACAGGCGCGCGGCCTTCTGGATGTTGGAGACGCCGAACACATCATCCAGCGACACCAGGGTCTGGAGGCTCAGCCCGGCCAGGGGAGCCTTCGCGGTCTGCGCCCAGTTCTGGCCCTGGATTCGCACATCGTTGAAGGTGCCGGAGCCGTCGCGCAGCCGCTCGATATCCACGAGGAAGTCGCACTCGGCCAGCTCGGCGACCGGCTCCCCGCTGAACGCGCCGAGGATGAAGCGGCCCGCGACCACGGTCCACTCCAGGCCGAGCTTGGCGAGGTCGTCCATGAGCTGGTGGACCATGCGACTGTCGGCCGTGGCGCTGTAGGTGAAGCTCTCGGTGATGCCGGGCAGGACAATCGGCGTGGCGTCGATGCGGTGGAGCTGGTTCATCGACTCGATGACCGAGGCCGCGATGCCGGTGGGATCGGTATCGGCCCAGGTGCGGGTGACCGGTACGCGGGTCCGCCACATGAAGGTGGACGGGTCGCGCGCGGTGATCTTCGTCGTCACCCGGCCGATGCGGATGGACTGGATGGGGCCGGTCCACACGGGGCGTTCGCCGTGCCAGACGGTGACCCAGTGGACCCACGGCCGCAGGTCTTCCAACAGCTCAGGGTCACCCTCGGTCATCACGTCGATATCGCACACCGAGACCTCGCGCTGCTCCCGTCCCCAGGTGATGGCGGACATGATCGAGCAGGGGATCACGCCCACGCCCCGGCCGTCCACGGTGTGCACCGTGGCGGTGATGTCCTCCCACGAGGTCTGCGGGGGCTCAGGCTTGTGAATATGCAGGAACTCGGCCTCGATATTCCAGCCGATGTTCCGGCTGGCCTCGATGTCGTAGAACTGCCCGAGGTAGAGGTCAGCCTCGATGTCCCAGCCGATTGTCTGCGCGGCCTCGATGTCGTACTGCATATTCGCAGCCGCTTCGATATCCCAGCCGATCTGCTGGTCGGCTCCGATATCGGAGGTGATGTTGGCCGCCGCCTCGATATCCCAGCCGATCTCCTGCTCGGCCTCGATCTCGTATTCCTGCGAGGTCTGATCGAACACCAGGAATGTATTCGCGGCCCCGGCACTCACCGTGTCCGCGAACGATGCACTGGCGAACGCCTGGAGTTCCAGGGTGTCGCCCGCGCTGAGGCTCTGGCCCAGGATGGTGCCGGTGACGCCGGTATTTGCGGGGCTACCGAGGACGGTGGTGCCGTTGAGCACCACCCGGAACTGCTGCGTGCCGGAGGTGAGTGAGAAGGTGCCCCGGAACGAGATATCGCCGGTCGCGTTCACGTCGATGACGAGTTCGCTGTCCACGATGTTCGTGGCGGGATATCCGGCGCGGACGGTGAAACCGGTGAGCTTGATCCACGTGTTGTTCGCCGACAGGTTCTGGGTACCGGACTTGTCCATGCCCATCGAGGACACCGTGGATCACCACCTTTCCATTCATCGGCTCGTCAGGCTGCGAGCGGGGTATTCGAGACGTTCAGCGTGGTCATCACGAGGGTGTCGCCATTCACCACGTTGCGCGGGGTGTTGAGGGCTGCGGAGAACAGGAAGTTGCCCGCCGTCGGGTCATCGAATACGCCGATATGCGTAATCGACTCGGTAGCCGTCATGGCGTAGCTGCCGCTCATCGCGTTCAGCGACATCGCACCACCGCTGGCTGCGTTCATGGTGGCCTGCTCGCGCGTGGTCACCACGCTGGCGTTGGCCGCCCCGGTCGCGCCGGGGTCGCCGATGTAGAGCTTCACGTACAGCCCCGGCACGCTGCGCGGGGCAACGCCGCGCAGCCAGTCGAGAACGTTGTTGGCAACGTTGGTAACGCTGATACCCTCAGCCACGGCCCTGTCCTTCCTCGTTGGCGGCCTCGTAGCGGGCCACGTCATCCCCGGTCACGTCGGCCAGGGACTTCCCAGCCCACTCGGCCACAGCCAGCCGCAGAGGCCCGTACTGGACCTCTGCTCCGGCCTCGATCTTGAATCCAATGTTGGTCCTCATGCGTCCCTGTCCCTCAGCTCGACTACCACGGAGTAATCCGCGCCCGGTGCGTTCTCGGCGACCAGTTCCCAGCAGACCATCGTGTCCAGCCGGGTGGGTCGCCACGGCGCGCCGGTCGGAGTTCCGATGATGCCGACCTGGCGCTGCCGCTGCCCTGCATTGTCGATGAAGGGGCGGCCGGTGATGCTGTCCGCCACGACCGTGAGGCCTGCCGGGAGACCGGAGACCGTGAGCGCGGCGGTGCGGTCGCAGCGATCGGTGGACCCGCACGGCTGCCAGTAGAAGTTGACCGTGAGCGGTTCGTCGCCGTCGTTGGTCACCCGCATGGTGACCGTCATCTCCTCGCAGACGGCCAGCGCGCCGTCCAGCTCCCATGTCCGGCGCTCGATGGCGCACAGCGGCAGGCATCCGCCGCAGACCGGAATCTCGGCCGGGTCCAGCGTGACCTCGGGTGGCATACATTCGGCGTTGTAGATGGTGGGCAGCTCGCAGCTCGCCATGTCCTCGCAGTCGGGAGCGTGAGCCCAGGTGATCGACTCGTTGACGATGGAGTCCCAGTTCACGGTCTGGCTGTTGACCTCGCCGTACATGTACGGGTTGGTGCAGACCATCTCCCACTCCACCCGGAACACCGACGCCTGCCGGTGCCGTTCGGCCTTGCCCTTGCCCAGCACCTCGGTCACCTTGGGGCTGTCGGTGAGCACGGTGCCGTACATCGTCCGGCGCAGATCAGTGGCCGCTGCCGTTGTGTCCTCGGGGTGCGCCTTGTAGAAGATCAGGTCCACGCCGCCGCGCACGTTGGCCTGCCGCAGCACGCAGCTCAGCCAGTTCAGGCCGTAGCGTGCCCCGGCGTTGGTGCAGGCGACGACCAGCGCCGAGAAGGTCAGCTTGCGGCTGGCGTCGCGCGCCGGGCCGGGCACGCCGCCCGCGCAGATGGCTTCGCCGACATCGCGCTGCGTGGGCACCGTGTCGAAGCCGGTCACGTCCATGACCCAGACCCCTGCGAATTCGACGCTCTCCGGCTTGCTCGCGTCGTACCAGGGCGCGTTGGTCAGTACGTACGGCCCGTCGCCGAGCGCGGCTTCCAGGCCCGTCCAGGAGTCGTCGTAGGGCACCGTGATCTCGCACGAGCACTCCATCGGCGTGGCGACAGCATCGTCGCTCACCGGTACGCCGGGCAGGATGTGCGCCAGCAGCCGTGAGGAGTTGGCGAACTCCTGACCGTTGAGGGCGAAGTAACCACGGAACGCCACGTCGTCCTCCTAGCTGTTGAGCAGGGACAGCAGGTTGTCCGCCGTCTCCTGGGCCGCGTTCGGGCCGTGGATGTTCATGTTCCCGATGTTCACCGCGCGGCTACCGCCGCCACCGGTGGTCAGGCCCGCACCGTCCAGGATGTCCACGAGCCGGTCGAAGCTGGCCGTCTGCCGCGGCGAGAGCACCCGCTCCGGCCGGATGGTGCCCTTGGGCATCACGCCGGTGCCGTAGGCCACGCCGCCCTCATCGAAGCTGTCGATGAGCGCGCCCGCACCGAGGCCGATGCCCGCGATGGCCGCCGCTGCCGCCGCCGAGAGCGCGACGCCGACCACCGCGCCGATGGCCGCACCGATGGCGGTACCAACCGGGCCGCCGATGGCGGTACCGATGGCCGCGCCGATGGCCGTGGTCGCCACGGTGATCAGCGCGGTCATGATCGCGATGAGGATCGGCAGGACCACGTTGACCATGAGGTAGCGCAGCACCGACTTGATCAGCTCGCGGTTGATGCGGTTCTGCTCGGCGAGCACCAGCTCCTGCGAGGAGGCGGTGCGCTCCAACAGCGACGCCGTGTCGCTCATGATCGCGCCGGACTCATCGAACGCCTGGAACTCCTCGCCCCGGAAGTCGCGCATGTCCTCGGCGAGCCCGGCGATGGTGTCCCTGATCTGAATCTCGACACCGGTCAGCCGGACGATGGTGTCCACCAGGAAGCCACCGGAGTTGCGCTCGTCGCCGAGGGTGCCCCGGCTCTCGTCCACGATGCTCCGACGCTGCTCCAGCGCGGCCTTGGCGATGTCCTCACCGACCTGGAGCAGCGCCTGGCTGGCGGTGTTGGACACCGACACCACGGCGTCGGAGATGGCCGAGGCGAAGTCGAACGCGCTGCCCGGCGCGCCGAACGGCACCGCCGCTTCATCGTCGCCGGTGTCGATGTTCTTCACGGCCTGGGTGGTCTCGGCCTGCGCGGCGGTGATCTCCTCGGTGGAGGCGGCCAGCGCCTCCTTGACGATGCCCAACGCCGAGGACATGGCCGACTGCACGACCGGGCCGAGCACGCCCGCCGTGAGCTGGTTGGCGATATCGACCAGGTGGTCCTCGACCACCTGGAGCTGCGTCGCCAGCACCTGAGCCTGCGAGGACTCGGTGCGCTTGATCAGGCTCTGGGTGTCGGCCAGCACCTCGCCCTGCTCGTTGATCTGGGCCTGCTGTGCCAGGAAGGTCGCCTCGTCCGGCCCCGGCCGTTCCTCGCGCTCCTCTCGGGCGGGCACCAGCGCGCCGATCACATCGCCCATCGCCTGCGAGACGCTGTTGCCGATGGCGTCCACGATGGACCCGGCCGCCGCTCCGCCGCCGCTGCTCAGCGCCTCCAGCGCGGCCACCAGAGCCTCGAACAACTTGGTCTGCTCAGGGCTGAGCACGCGCTCGGGCGCGATGACGTTCTTCGGCATGAAGCCTGTGCCGTTGGCGATGCCGCCACTGTCGAACGGGTTCACGAAGTCGAGCACGTTGCGCCCGATGTCCTGCGCCTTGCCCCACGCCTCGCCGAGCCGGTCGCCGAGGCCGCCGATGAGCCCGAACGCGCCGGTGATCAGCACGTCGGAGGCGTGGTCCAGGAACCGGCCGGGAATCGCCAGGTACTCCGGGGGAGGTTCGCCGATGGCCGCGCCGATGCCCGCCTTGATGGGGTTGAGCACCTTATCGAACGCCTCGCGGACCTTGGTCTCCAGGAAGCCGCGCTGCTGTTCCGGCGACGGGCCGGAGCCCGCACCGGAGCCGGGGTCGAAGAAACCGTTCGCGCCGATGGGCAGGCCGTAGACCGAGGCGAAGGACAGCGGGTCGGTGCCGCGCCCGTAGTGCACGTCACCGAGCGCGCCACCGCTCTCCACGCGGGCCGCGCCGAGGCCCTTCACCGCGCCGAGGACACCGGCCGTGTGGCCGCCGCCCGGCCCGCCCGGATCGTCGGTCACGCCGATGACGAAGCCACCGTCCTTGAGGCCCTTGACGAAGCCCTGCGGACCGGTCGCCGGGTAACCGGCGAACGAACTGGTCGCCCAGTAGCGCTGCCACGGGTTCTGGCCGAGGATGGCCGCCGCGATGGAGCCCATGAAACCGGAGCAGTCGAAGCTGGAGCCCGGTCCGGTCGGACCGGCCCACTGGTACGGCTTGCCGTCCTGAGCGCGCGCGAACTCGTGGCCCCGGAGCAGCTGCTGCATCCACGGCTGGTCCTCGTCCACCGGGCCACCCCGGTAGAACTTCGGCAGCGAGACGCCGGGCGGCTTGAGCTGGTCGAACAGACCTTGCGGGTCCACGTTGCCGTAGCCCTTGGTCTGCACCGCTGCGCCATACCGGTTGAGGTTGTCGCGGCCCAGCTGCTGGACCAGCTGCCCGTTGTCCCAGGAGAACGGAATGCCGCGCTGGATCATGTCTCGGATGGCGTAGATGATGTTGTGGCCGCCCGCCTTGCGCACGTCGGAGACGGTCAGCATGTGCTCGTCGTCGGAGCCCCACATCAGCACGTTGTCGCGGCCCTTGGGACCGGAGATGCGACCGCCTCGGTAGTGCTCGGGGATCAGCGGCAGCTCGGGCGCGGCGTCGATGCCGGGGATGAACTTCTCAATCGTGTTCCACGCCTTGCGGATGCCGTCGTTGTAGACCGTGCCGATCATGAAGTTGATCGGCTTGGCCAGGATGCCGCGCAGCGATTCCCACACCGAGCGGATGCCGGAGACCACCGTGGAGAAGAAGTCACCGACCGCGCCGAGGCTGGTCTTGATGGCCTCGAACGTCGGTGAGATGACGCTGTTCCAGACCGTGGAGATGATCGAGCCGATGGCATCGAACGCCGGTGCAATCGCGTTCTGCCACAGCCACATCACGGCCGGGACGATGATCTCCATGATGATGAACCGGTACGCCTCGAACACCGGCTTGACGATGTTGTTCCACCAGAACGAGATGATCGCGCCGATGGCGTCGAACGCGGTCTGGACGATGGACCAGAAGAACTGGATCGCGGGCACGATCTGGTTCATCACGAAGCCCACGATGGCGTTGAACACCGGCTGCACGACGTTCGACCACACCGCCGAGATGAGCCCGGACCAGGACTCCCACGCCTCCTTGATGTCCGCGCCGAGCTTCTGGAACGCGGGCCACAGGGTGTCGCGGATGAACGAGACGATGAAGTTGAAGACTGGCTTGACGACGTTGTTCCACCAGGCCGAGATGAGCGCGCCGATGGCCGCGAACGCCGGGGCGATCACGTCCTGCCACAGGCTCATGAACGCGGGCATCAGCGTGCCGGTGATCCACTCCCACACCGACTGGAGGATCGGCTGGATGAAGGTCCAGGCCGCGACGACAGCGTTCTTGATGCCCTCCCACGCCGCCATCACGGCGTCCTTGAGCGCCGCGAAGACCTGCTTACCGACCTCGGTCTGGGTGAAGAACAGCGCCAGCGCGGCGACGATGCCCGCGATGACGAGCACGATCGGGTTGGCGGCCAGGAAGGTCATCGCGGTGCTGAACGCGGTCGTGGCCGCCGTGGCGACCCAGGTGGCCGCCGCGCTCGCCAGCGTGGCCGCGCGCATGGCGACCTGCGTCACGGTGAAGGCGCGCTGCGCCGCCGCGCTCGCGGTGGTCGCCAGGGTCAACCCGTTCATCGCGGTGGTGACGCCGGTGATCACCGCCGAGATGGTCGCCACCGAGCGGTAAGCGATGTAGGCCGTGGTCAAGGTGCCGATGGCGATGCCGAGGCTGAGCGCGGCGGTTTCGTTCTCCTGGAAGAACTGCACGGTGTTGCCGAGCGCGTCGATCAAGTTGGTCTGGACGCTGCGGCGGAACTCCTCCAGCGCCGCGCCCGGACCTTGGCTGAGAGCGTCGCCCATCTCGCCGACAGTGCCCTCGAAGTCGGCCATCGCCGACCCGGCACCGCTCATGGCCTGGAGGAACGCGGGAATCTCGGCCTTGTTGAGGTCTTCCAGCGGCGTACCGAACAGCGCGACGGCGGCCTCGGCCTGCTCGGCCGGGTCCTGCACATCGAGCAGCGCCTGGACCATCTGGCCGAACGCCTCACGGGCGACATCGCCGCCCTCCAGGAGACGGTTCTGGATGTTCTCGCCCGCCAGGCCGATGGCGTCCAGGGCCTCCACCGCGCCGGTGTCGCCGAGGTCGGACGCGCGGATGCCGGTTTCCTTGAGCGCGTCGCCGACCTTATCCATCGCGATCTGGCCCTGGTAGCTGGCGTTGACCAGCAGCCCGAAAGCCTCCTGGCCGTCGAAGCCGAGGCTGGAGAAGAACGTCCCGTATTCGTTGATCAGCTCGGGCAGCTCGTCGCGCATCGCCACAGGTACGCGCTGGAACGCCGCGCCGAGCATGTCGAAGCCGGTGGTGGCGTCAGGGACCAGACCGTTGCGGATGAGCTGCTGCACGGTCTGGGTGCTGTCGGCGACATCGACCTCGAACACGTCGGCCAGCGTCTGCGCGGCGGTGGCGACGCGCGCCACCTGCTCCTCGCCGTCATCGGCGAAGTTCGCCAGGTTCGACGCCAGCACCGCGCCGACGGCGTTGGACACGTCCTCGAAGCTCTCACCGTAGTTCTGGGCGTACAGCTCACCGGCGATGCGCCCGGCCGTGGCCGCCTCGTCCTTGGTGAGGTCGAGCTGGGCCTGGAGGTTGTTGGCGATGCTGTTGCGCTCGATGGCCTCGCCGATGGTGTCGGCGATACCGGCGATGCCGAGCATGGCCGTCGCCGCACCGGCCGCCGCCGCCGCCATATCGCGCAGGCCGCGCGAACCTTCCTGGGCTCCCTGGTTGGTGTCGTTGCCCGCCTGCTCACCGGCGTCGCCGACATCATCGAGTTCGCGCCGGGCACGCTGCGCATCGCGCAGGAGGTCTTCGAGCTGACCGGCATTCATCCGCCGCAGCGCGCGCTCAGCGTGACTGGCCCCGGCCGGAATCTCCTCGCCGATCATGCGTCCGGCCCGGTTGGCCGATTCGATCAGATCATCGAGCTGCCACCGGCTGAGCCGACGCAGCTCCTCACCCGCGTCCTCGGCACCGCGCGTGATCCGGCCGAGCGCTGAGGGGTCGATGCGCGACAGCGAACGCGACGCCGCCCGTGCGCCTTCGGCGAATGCGTCGCTGACCGCGCCGCCCGCCTGCCGCGCGCTGCGCTCGACGTTGTTCTCCATCTGCGACCCGGCCTGCCGGGTCTGCCGGTTGATGGCGTTCTGGAAGTCCGACAGGTCCAGGCCGCCGAAGGTGCGCTCGACGTTGCCCAAGCCGCGCCGGACCTCGGTGAGGACATCACCCATCGCC